CTGCGGTTCGTGTCGGATCAGACCAGGCTTAACAACATCTTCAGCGGCGCATTTGAATGCGGCATGATCGAGGGCGCGGGCGCCTGTGAAGTCATCATGGACGGGCCGGAAGACATCAAGGTCAACTTGATCCCTTGGGACGAGTTCATCTTCGACCCGCGCAGCAGCCGCCACGATTTCTCGGATGCGCGTTACCTCGGCGTCCTGAAGTGGATGGACGCGGACGACGCCACGGCTTTGTATCCCGACAAGGGCCAGGAGATCGAGGCGTCGATCACGGGCGCGGAAAAGGCGTTCGTGGCTGACCAGTCCGTCGAAGACAAGCCGTCCAGCGGGACGTGGATTGATCGCAAGCGCCGCCGTGTCCAGGTCTGCCAACTCTATTACAAGCAGGGCGCAGAGCACATGTACGCCGTGGTTGTCGGCGGTGTGCTGATCATGGACGGGCCGAGCTACTACCGGGACGAGAAAGGCAAGACCGTCTGCCCGATCGAAGCATTCTCAGCCTACGTGGACCGCGAGAACGCCCGTTATGGCGTGGTTGCAGACATGCGCGGGCCACAGGACGAGATCAACCATCGCCGCTCCAAGGCCGTCCACTTCCTGCACAGCCGCCGCGTCATGGCGCAACAGGGCGCTGTTGCCGACGTGGCGCAGGCCAAACGCGAGATTGCCCGGCCTGATGGCTGGGTGGAGGTTGTAGACCCGCAAGCTGTGCAAGTGCTCGACACGGCGCAGGAAACAACCGGCAACCTGAACATGCTTCAGGAAGCCAAGGCCGAGATTGACCTTCTCGGGCCCAACAACGCCTTGCAGGGCAAGGGCACCGAGGATCAATCCGGCCGCGCCATCATTGCGCAGCAGCAGGCAGGGCTTGCTGAGCTTGCGCCGCTTTACGATCGGTTCAACGACTTCAAGCTGCGCGTCTATCGGGCCACATGGGCGCGGATCAAGCAGTTCTGGAAAGCGCCCAAATGGATCAGGATTACTGACGACCAACAGGCCACGCAGTTCATTGGCCTGAACCAAGTGCAGGGCATCGATCCGATGACGATGCAGCCGCAGGTGAGCAACCCCGTGGCGCAGATGGACGTTGACGTCATCCTTGAGACTGGCCCCGACACGGTAACGTTGCAGTCTGAGGAATTCGAACAGCTCGCGCAGATCATGCCGCAGTTGGCCACGCTCCCGCCGCCTTACGCGCTGGCGCTGATCGAGGCGAGTAGCCTGCCGGCGCAGCGCAAAAAGAAGATGACGGAGCTGTTGCAAGGCGGTGGGGAACAAAGCCCCGAGGCGCAGGCGATGGCGCAGAAGCAAGCCGAGATGGCCGAGCGTGCTGCAATGGCCGAGATTTCGACAAAGGAAAGCTCCGCCGCGCTGAACATGGCGAAGGCGCAGAACGAGGGCGCGCTTGCGCAGTCCAACATCCAGCTAGAGCGCGAACGGATGATGGCTGACCAAGCCAAGGCTCAAGGTGACGTCGCCATCAAGGCGCAGGAACTTGAGATCAAGCAGCAGGAACTGCAATTCAAGCTGGCCGAACTGGAACTCAAGCGCGCCGAACTCGGGCTAAAGCAGCAGGAACTGGCTGTGAATGTCGAGATGGAACGGGAGCGTTCCGCGCTAACCGAGCGCATGGCCGACCGTCAGGCGATGGCGGAGGACAACCGCGCGCAACGTGAGGCGAGCAAGCCGCAAGAGATCGAGAAGCCCGACAAGAGCGGGGAAGCTGTTGGCATGGGCCTGCAGGCTCTGGCCGCCGCACTGAGCAAGCCGAAATCAATCATTCGCGGTGCGGATGGCAAGCCGATAGGGATTGAATAATGAGCAAGGGCAATACGTTCGAAAACGAGCTGCTGTTGTTGATCTTCAACAACACGGCTATTGCGCTGATCGGTGACGCTTCTGGCTTGCAGCCGTCCGCTACGGCTGGCTCGCTGTACGTCTCGCTGCACACGGGCGACCCTGGCGAGGCTGGTACGCAGACGACGAGCGAATGCGCTTACACGAGCTATGCGCGCGTTGCGGTGGCACGGACGGCAGGTGGCTGGACGGTGACGGGCAATGCGGTAACGAATGCCGCTCTGGTGCAATTTCCTCAGTGTACCGGCTCAAGCGAGACGGCGACCTACTTTGCGATTGGCACGGCGTCATCCGGTACGGGCAAGGTGCTGTATCGCGGCGCGCTGTCGGCTTCTCTGGCGATTTCGTCGGGTATTCAGCCGCAGTTCGGCGCTGGCGACCTGGACGGCACTGAAGACTGATGACCATCTATCGCTACACATGCACCGAGTGCGGCCTTGTCACGAGGGTCGAGGATGACGGTGCGTGGAAGGCGTGCGCGTGCGTAGCGCCTGCGGATGTGGTGAACGAAGACGATCCGCCGCCGCCCGAACCTGAGCCCGCGCCATGACCGCGTTTCGTTCATTCAAGGAGCTGATAGACGCCGAAGAGGCAGGACAGGCCACGCTGTTTGGATGGCGGAAAGTCCCGACGCAGACGACGGGTTCGGGCATCTGGTTCGACCTGTCGATGAGCCCCGGCAATCCGGTCCCGAACTTCTACGCTGCCGCGCCGCTTATCGGTAAGGCGCTGGCGCAATCGACGGACGGCGGGCTGTTCCACGGGGCAGCGCCGGGAGGCACATACACCAAGCATCTGCGCCGGATCATGGCCTTGACGGTCACGGCTACTGCGGTTCCGCTGCCCTGCATCTTGCTGGATTACCTGCTTTACTATCCGTTCGTGGACATGAGCGTGACGGACGCGCAGGCGATGACCGTGGGCGATGCCCTGCCGCGATATCCGACCGGGGCGGGCGTTCAGATCATGGCGGTTGAGGTTGCCTCGCAGATTGGCGGGGTCAGTTTCTTTGTCACCTATACCAATTCAAACGGCGTTGCGGGACGGACAAGCGCGACGGTCACTTGCAACACGCAGACGGTGAACGGGACGATTATCTCGACGGCTCCGGCCACGCTAGGTTGCGCCGGGCCATTCATCCCGCTTCAGGCTGGCGACAGTGGCGTGCGGTCAATTGAAAGCTGCACATTCCTGACGGGCGATGTGGGGCTGATCACGCTGGTTCTGGTCAAGCCGCTGGCATCGTTTGCGGTTCACGACATCACGGCGCCGGTAGAGCGGGACATGATCCTCGACGGCGTACAATTGGCTGAGATCAAGAGCGACGCCTATCTCAATCTGATCTGCTACCCGAGCGGCACGCTGTCAGGCGCGCAGATCATGGGCACAATAGAAACGGTCTGGAACTGATGGCTGGCTTTTCCTCGCTTGATAACCTCGTGACGAACGTCTCCAACTCGGGGAAGTTCTTCCGCGCGGACTGGAACAAGAACCACGCGACAGGCGGCACGGTTGTTGCGGGCTCGTGGCAATTCCTGGCGGGTGGAGCGGGAAACCCTGTCGCCAATACGGCGCTGGGCTCTGGCGTCACGCTGGTTCAGAAGCCGCAATACGACCTTGGCGCAACTCATGGCGGCATTCAGCACGGCGGCAACGTCGGGGCGAGTGCGACTGACTACAAGGTGCTGCTGAACGCCTCCGCCTTCACCGCGGCGTCAACGACCGTGCCGGCCGTGATGATGCTCGTGGATCTTCTGAGCTACGCCACGCTGACGAACGCGACGATTTCGACGGCTGGCACAAAGACGCTGGTGAATACCGAGGCGGTGACGTTTTCCTCGTCCTCGGGCCTGCTGATGACGACCGTGGCGGATTATGCGGATTATACGCCCGTCAGCTTCACGACGACCGGCGCGCTACCCACGGGCCTTGTGGCCGGCACAATCTACTGGACGATCCGCGTCACCGCGACGACCTCACGCCTTGCCACGTCGCTGACCAATGCGGTGGCGGCAACGGCCATTGCGTACACCGATGCGGGCTCAGGCACGAACACGATGACGGTACGCCTGCCGCGCTATTCGGACGGGGCTGGGGTGCAAGCCTTTCTGGTGGCCTCGACGGCAGGCACGGCGGGCACGGGCACATTCCAGCTCACCTATACGAACAGCGCGGGCACGGGCTCACGCACGACGCCATCAACGCCAGCCTTGCCGACGAACAACGCGACGTCGCCGCTGCTGGGCGTTCCCTACAGCGGGACGGGCTCGGGCAAGTTCGGGCCTTTCATGCCGCTTGCGGGCGGGGACGCGGGTATCCGCACCTGCCAAAACATCATCCTTGCCAGTGCGGGCGTCACCACGGGCGTCTACAACCTGTGCTTCGCCAAGCCGCTGCTGACGCTGCCGATCACGACGCTGGGCGTGGCCGCAGAGCGAGATTTGGTGAACCAGCTACCCTCTATGCCGCGCGTCTATGACGGGGCCTGCCTTGCGTGGATGATCTACGCGGGCGCGGCCATTCCGAACAACTCCAGCTTCTTCGGCCACTTGGATTTTGGCTGGAGCTGACATGCTCTGGGGCAATTACAGCGTTCTGAACAAGACGCCGGGCCGCTGGCTTGGCGGCAACTCGACCTCTCACGCCTCTGGCGTTGGGACGGCGCAGGTACAGACACGCGCCAATTGGGGCGGCAACGGCGCGCTGCGCAACAAGGCGATTACGGAATACTCGACGGACGCTTACGAACTGGCGTCGATACCAGGAGGCTATGGCGCTCGCGGCTGGATGATGCCGCGCACGTCTGGCGGCATCTCTGCGCACTCGACGGCCAACGGGCTCGCGGCGTTCACGGCGTCAATCGCTGCGGGTCGGAACATCGCGGCGACCTTTGCCGGGGCTGCGACGTTCACTGGCACGGGTCAGCTTGTCGTGTCGGGCGTTGGCTCGTTTGCCGGTGTCGGGGCGTTCACTGGCAACGTCACGGCGGCGCTGGGTGCAGTCGGCACGTTTGCGGGCGTGGCGGCATTCGCCGGCGCTGTGCTTGCCAAGGGCAACATTACGGGCGCGTTTACAGGCGTCGCAAGTTTCGTGGCGATCCGGTACGCGACGGGGTCAATGTCGGGCTCATTCGCCCCGGCCATCACACTGGAGGCTGCGGGCTTCTCGTCCTACCTGCTCGATCAGGAAGACGTTGAGACAGGGCTCACACTGAGACAGGCGCTGCGTCTGGTGACGGCGGCAACGGCGGGCAAGATTGCAGGCGGGGGTACGTCAACCATCACGATCCGCAACGCGGTTGTGGACGGCGTGGACCGCATTACGGCGACGGTGGATGGCTCGGGCAACAGAACCGCCATAACCTACGACCTCGACTGATGGCTAACTTCTTCTCAGCCGACTACTGGAAAGCACTATACTTCAAGGCGATGGGCGGGCAGGAAACTGCTGTCGATCCCAACGCGATGTCTGGAAGCTTCGCGGGCTCGTCCTCGTGGACGGGAGCACTTACCGGCGAAGGCACTGAGGAAGTCCGATCCCGATCGCTCGGGGGCTTTGACCCCTACTACTACAAGAAGCGCAAGAAGAAGCAGCCCGAGCCTGTCTCCAAAGGCTTCGGGGACAACTGGCAACCGCCGACACCTCGGCCGGCCATTCCGCCGCTTCCCGCGCCGCAAGAGATATTCGCGCGTCAGGACGCAGCGCTTGCGCAGACGTGGCAACAGTTTGCTGACGCCATCGAGGCGATGGAACGCCAGAGGGCGGAAGCCGCTCGCCTGGCGCTGGAACAGGAAGAAGAAGACGAAGCAATCCTGCTGCTGATGGCGGCGTAACGCTTCGCAACAATTCGAGATGCAAGACCCGCCCTGATCAGGCGGGTTTTTTCGTACCCGCCGCCGGGGTCAACGGGCGTCAAACAGGACGCCGCTGTTTCGGGCGATTGCGTGACGACTACGGGAAGGTCGAACGATGAGCGACGAGAAGCTGAACTTTCTGGATGCTGAAGAACCGGCAACGCCTGCGCCTGAGCCATCCGCTCCGGTCATCGAAGCCGAGAAGCCAGGCGCACCCGAACCAGAGCCGCAAGGCGACGGCAGGGCGCGCGATCCGGAAACAGGGCGTTTTGTCCCCATCAGCGCGCTACTAGACGAGCGCGATAAACGGCAAGCCGAGACCGCCAAACGGATAGACCTCGAAGCCCAACTCCAACGCTACCAGCAACCGCAACAGCCTGAGCAAGTACCGACTGACCCGTCAGGGATCATCCAGTATGCGCTCGCTGAACAGCAGCGGATCGCCTTCAACGAACGCCTCAACACATCCGAGCTGATGGCCCGACAGAGCCACGGCGAAGAAATCGTGAGCCAGGCGCAACAGGCGTTCTTAGCCGCTGTCGGTCAGAACCCGATGCTGCAACAGCAACTGCAAGGCCAGATCCACCCTTATGACTTCGTGGTGAAGTGGCACAAGCAGCACAAGCTGATGAGCGAAATCGGGCAAGACCCGGAAGCCTGGCGAAAGAGCGAAGCCGAGAAGATCCGCGCGCAGGTACTGGCTGAACTTCAGGGCCAAGGCGTCCAGCCGGCCCAATCGTCACAGCAACCCCCGCCGTCAGTGGTCGGAAGACCAGCGGCAGCGAGAGCAGGCTCGGTCCCCACGGGACCAGGCAACGCTTTCGACAACCTCTTCAAAGGATAACCAATGGCCGAAGTCGCCCTTGCATCCGCTTCTGAACGTCAGAAGTGGGTCACGAACTATTTCGCAGAGTACGTCCGCAACTCGGGCTTCAAGCCCTACATGGGTCGCGGCAACAACTCGATCATCATCAGCAAGTACGAGATGACGGAAGAAGCGGGGAAGTCGATCAACATCCCGCTGATCACGCGCCTGAAGGGAACCGGCGTCACCGGCTCCACGAGCCTCGACGGCAACGAAGAGGAACTCGGCAACTACAACTGCAACATCTCCCTCGACTGGCGCCGTAATGCGGTGCGCGTGCCGAAGTCCACCAGCTACAAGACCGAGCTGGACCTTTTCGGCGCGGCCAAGGACATGCTGCGGACATGGGAAGCGGAGAAGCTGCGTGACGACGTCATCAAGGCAATGCTGTCGTTTGTCACGACTGGCGACACGGTTGTCCTTATGGCTGACAGCTCGGCAGCAAACCGAAACGCCTTCAACGCGGCGAACACTGACCGCGTGCTGTTCGGCGCCCTGCGCTCGAACTACTCGGCAACGTGGGCAACCGCTGTCGGCAACATCGACACCACGAACGACAAATGCAACGTCGCTTCGATGTCGCTGGCGAAGCGCATTGCGAAGAACGCCGACCCGCACATCCGCCCGTATCGCACGGGCGATGGCCGCGAATACTATGTGGCGTTCCACGGCTCGCGGACGTTCCGCGATCTGAAGGCCGACACCACGATGACCCAAGCCAACCGCGAAGCTCGCTCGCGTGAAGGCAACGGCATGGACGACAACCCGATCTTCCAGGACGGTGACCTCCTGTATGATGGGATCATCCATCGCGAAGTCCCCGAGATTGACGACCAGTCCGCGCTCGGCACGTACAACTTTACGGGTATCGGCGCGTCTTCGGCTGACGTTCGTCCGGTCTTCCTGTGCGGCGCTCAGGCTGTCGGCATCGCATGGGGTCAGGAACCGACCCCGCGCACGGACATGACGAAGGACTATTCGTTCCGTCCTGGTGTCGCGATTGAAGAACTGCTCGGCGTCAAGAAGCTCTGCTTCAACGGCGTCCAGCAGGGCATCGTTTCGGCGTTTTTCGCAGCCGCTGCGGATTCGTGATTGTAGCTGGATAAGGAGAAATAAACATGGCTACCTATTCAGCCGTTGACTACCTGACGAAGCCGGTCCCGACACACGGGCTGGCCAACAACCTGAAGGCGTTCTATTTTGAGGTGGCTTGCACAGCAGCTCCCTCGACTTCGGACACCATCAACTTCGGTTATGTGCCGAAGAACTTCCGGCTTATGCACGCGACCATCGAAGCAACCGACATGGATACCGGCGGCCCGACCCTGACCCTGAACGTTGGGGACTCGGGCGATGCCGATCGTATCTTTGCAGCTTCGACTGTCGCCGGCACAGGCACCGTGTCGTCAGCGATTGCAACGACCGGGCTCGGGTACAAATACAGTGACAAAACGCTGATCACTGGCGTTGCGGCGGCGAACGCCACCACGGGCGCGGCCGGCACAATCATCCTGGTGCTTTTTGGCATCCAGGAAGACGCAACGACCTCCTGATGACGGTGTTCATCTGGAAGGGTGACGAGGATGAGGGGGCAGAGTTCTGCTCCCTCTTTCACGTGACGTTCCCGGTTGGGCAATCTGTTGACGTGGGGCATCTGCTCCCGTGGCAGGTCAACAAGCTCCGGGGCAATCCGCATTTCACGGAAGCCCCGGAGAATGCCCCCGCGCCGAAAGGCAACCCGGAACAGGACGAGCGAGCAATCATCAAGCAGCAGCTCGATGACCTTGGCGTGACCTATGACAAGCGCTGGGGCATCGAACGCCTGCGCGCGGCGCTCGAGGGCGCAACGCGTGAGCCGCTGGAAGTGATCGAAGCCGAGGTGGTCAATGGCTGACGCGACCCTTGCCGAACTGCGCAACCGCGTGCTGCAAAAGCTCAAGGTGCTGCAAGCAGGCGAGACGGCGGAAGCCGAGGACACCGCGCTGATTGAGGGGCTGATTGCCAGCGTCAACGAGAAGCTGCGCGACCTTGGCATTGCCTACTGGTCCGACAGCGCGTGTCCGCAGTCGATGCTGGAAGACCTCGCGACCTACGTCGCCTGCCATGCGGCAGACGACTACATGGACGGCGGGCAGGCTGCATCATTCCGTCAGACCTATGAGCCCACGGCGGAACGCAACCTGCGGCGTCTGGTGCAGAGCGGCGAGCGGTTCAACAAGCCGACGCGGGCTGAATACTTCTGATGCGTGTCCCTATGGCGACTTCCGCAGCCTCTGCTGTTGTCACGGGGCTTGCGGAGAAGAAGTGCCACAACGTCTATCGCGAACCGCATCCGAACGACCCGCAGCGCGAGAATGTGCTGATCGAAGCGCCTGGCAGTCTCCAGCGTGCCGACTTTGCCGGCGCGTGCCGTGGGATGTGGCAGGCAGACGGCCACGCCTCGGGCAATGTGCTGATTGCGCAGGGGACGACCCTGTCCACGTTTGCACCGGGCTCCAACACCACGGGAAGCCTGACGGGCACCATTGCCGGGACCGACCGCGGCGACTTTGCGTTCACGGAAACGCAGGGCTTCGGGCTGTTCAACGGTCAGCCTTATGTTTCGGACGGGACGTATATCAGGCGGGCCTCGGACGGCGTCACGGTTGACCCCAACCTTGCGATTGGCTCGACGCCTGCGAACGTCGCAACGGGCGCTTTCAGCTATTCGATAGCTGGAACGGTCTACAACAAGACAGCCGTTGCAGCAGGTACGGCGCCGGGCAATGACGTGGTTCCGCTTGGCCTGTTTGGCGCGGTTGCGCTGGACATTGACGCTGCCGGGACCATCACGGCGATTGAGGCTCCGGCCAATGCCACGGGCTATGCCAGCGCATCGGCTGCGGCTGCGGCATTGCCTGTCCCGCTGACGACGCGTGTCCGCATCGGCTATGTGACTGCCACGAAATCAGACGGCGCGTTCACCTTCGGCACGACATCGCTAGCAGCGGCAAACAGTACGGTTGCGTACACTGACAGCCCGGTGAATACGGGTTTCACGACCCTACTATCAGACGCAGGCGCAACGGTCTTTACCAGCGTGGACACGCTAGGCCAGCGCGGGCTGATGACATGGAAGAACCGCTTTGGGTTTACGTCTGTTCTGGACCTCAGTGCCACAACGGCGCTGAACTACTACACGGCCGAGAGTTCGCCGGATGACATCGTGGCCGGCCGCGTGCTGGGCGAGTTCTACTATCTCATGGGCTCGCAGACGATTGAAGTCTGGTCGCAGACCGGCGACAGCGCCGACCCGTTCGCCATGCAGGCGGGCATGACGCAGCAAGTCGGATGCGCGTGCCGTGATAGCATCGTGAAGGCTGACAACTCGCTTTTCTTCGTGGACGAGGCGTTCAACGTCCGCAGGCTGGGTCAGGGCGGCTCGCCCATTATCTCTGAGCCTTGGGTGTCTGCTGCGCTGCGATCGGCAGGCGCTGCGAACATCATCGGCAAGACTTACCAGGATCGCGGCCACATCTTCATCAGCTACAGGACGCCCACGGCGTGCATGGTCTTCGACGTGCTGACGCAGGAATGGCACACACGCGGAACCAACCTGCAAAACTCGTGGCGCTACACGGATATCATCACGGCTGCGGGCCGCGTGTTCGTCTGCGATGGAACGGGGCAATTTGACGAATTGAGCCGGGACTACACGTCCGAGAGCATGGCAAACACGACGACGATGGGGACGGAGATCGTGCGCGAGTTCACGGCGCACATGTCGGGCGTTCCCGATAGCCTGCC